ATGTCACAGCTGGCAAAGAACAAGTACAGTATCGAAAAGCTCAAGGAACTGAATGTTTCCTATGATCATGAACATTGGCTGACGCGGGAAGATGTGGATATGGCCAACAATTATGTACAACTCATCGAGCGGACACGCTCGGAAGTCACACCTCAAATCGGTGACAGGCTGGTATATGTAACCGAACATGGAGACTATTACAGGCACGCCCTTATTGATGGCAGGAGCGCAAAAGAAGGATGTCTTTCCGTATGTGAACAGCCATATGTGCCTTTCGTGTGGGAAGAGGACGGAAATATCCGTCTGAGTGTCAGCGGAGGCGCATTCCACTCTGTAAACCCGAAAGACCTGAAATTCCTGAAATGGACGGAAGGCGCGTTCAAGGACTGGGGGCATTGCGGTGCTTGCGCCAACGGTTCGGTGACATTCCTGGCTAAAGTACCGTTATGGTTCTATGCCGAACCCAATCCCAGGTATGGTGACTTCTCTACCGAAACCTATCGGAAGTTTTACCTGAACAAAAGGGAGGAATCGGAAAATGGCAATCTCTATCAAGGATTTGAAATCGCTTTCCGGGATGAAGCCGAATTCCGGCAGTTCCTGAACGACTATGAAGGAACGGTGTTCAAGGGAAATTGGGAAAATCAAATCGTGTTATGGTGTTTCCGTCGGGAATATGTGTTCCTACCTTCCGCCGAATGGAAAAAGATAGACGCTCCGGTCACGGAGCGCAGACTCAACTTCTATCCCGAACAGGTCAAGATAGTCAAGGACATGGAAAATCACATCACCTGCTTCTACCGAATTAAACCAGATAATTTTTAACATTTAATCCCAACAGATATGCAAACGACAACAGTAACCAAGGCCGGCAACGCTCCCGACCTGCCTTCCGGTATTACGAGCGTGCAAGTGAGAAACGAGGACAAGATTACGGAGCAGGACCGTATCTATTGCCAGACGCAACAAGACCTGCTTTACAAGACACTCGACCAGATTGACCGCTGGTACGCCATCTTCAAGGAGGAAGCCGAACAATATCAAGCGGAACGCAAGTTCCATTACGAGGAGAACGGCAAGGTATCCATGCGGGATTTCCATACCTGCCATAACGGGAAGGACGACTACTCGCACAACGAGTTCAAGCCGTTCGACATCATCAATGACCTGGTGAATAAGAACCACAACGCCAACGCGAATTTCGCGGGCCGCATCATCGCCTATTTTAACAAGACATACAACGTGTCGGTACCGGAACAAAGGATAGACGAAAAGACGCTTCCGATGGGCTTCCGTCCTGTCTATGAAACATACGTGGATGCGGTTATTAAATACTTGGGTGGCAAGAGTTTCCGGGAAACGGCGGTGGAGGAACTTCTTGCCAGAGTTACCAGGCTCGTCAAACCTTCCTGCTGGAGTAAGGTCAAGACGGAACTGAAGAAAGACAAGATTGTATTTCCCGAAATCATCCGTTTCGACGATTATTACATACAATACAACAACAGGTGCAAAATCAGTTACAACTATGGCGAAGATTTGGAAACCCTGTGTGCCGGCATCGCATACGGTGCGGACGACCTGTTGAACGGCAACTCAAGAATGATAATCCGTTTCGATGACAACGACGTTTCCGTCACTGGCTGGTACGACCTTACGACCACCAATGCCGAGCAAATCCGCTTCTACAAGAACGGACGTATCGATGTCAGGTTCAAGGACAGCGCATCGGCCGAGAGTTGTTTCAAACGTCTCCGCCTCGATGAAATCACCCTAAGAGAGAACTGACCATGATAAGATTCACAGGCACCCCGTAAGACAATCCTTGCTGGGTGTTTTCATTTTTAATGATAAACAGATAAAGCCATGTATGCCATCCTTCCCCAACAGATACCGCAAGGTATGCGTGCCGAGGTCAACGAGAAGATACTTTTCGCCATAGACTCCGGCAAGGACCTCATTTCGGCGGAGAGCATCTATAACTGCTATACCGGAATCGGAGGCCTTCACAACCTCAGGCAGTCCGATTTCGCCAACTACCACGAGTATGCCGAAGCGAAGAAGGAGTTCGAGATGGGACAGTTCTTCACCCCGCATGAAGTATGCAGGGACATGGTGGATATGCTGAGTCCCGCCTCCACGGAAATGATACTTGACATGTGTTGCGGAATGGGCAATTTCTTCAACCACCTTCCCAACCAACATAATGCCTACGGCTTCGATATAGACGGCAAGGCCGTCTGTGTGGCAAGACACCTCTATCCTGACGCGCATATCGAGAAATGCGACATCCGGCAATATTACCCGCAGCAACGCTTCGATGTGATCATCGGCAATCCGCCCTTCAATCTGAAGTTCGACCATAAGCTGTCGCAGGAATACTATATGGACAAGGCTTACGACGTGCTCACCCCGGCAGGAATCCTGATGGTCATCGTACCCTGCTCGTTCATGCAGAGCGAGTTCTGGGAGAAGGCACGGACAGCCGATATAAACGGCAATTTCTCATTTGTCGGCCAGACGAAGCTGCCCCCCGAAGCCTTCGCCTCCATCGGAGTACACAACTTCAACACGAAGATAATGGTATTCCTCCGCAAATCGATCCACATCGGGATGCAGACATACAACGCGGAGGAATTCATAACGGCGGAAGAACTGAGGAAACGTATCAGCGAGGCAAGGGCGATGAAGCACAGGCTACGTTTCGACCTGATGCGCGAGACAAACAGGATCGACAAGGAAGAGCTTGAACTGTTCGAGTACAGACTCGCCAAATACATGTATGAGCTGAAGGCGCATGCCAAACTGAACAGACACATCGCCAAGGCGGAGGCGTTGGTCACAAAATTCCGTAACCAGAAACCTCCTGAAAATGCCACGAATGAACAGGCCAAGGAATGGGAAAGGAAAAAACTGACCACAAAAAAAGTACTTGCCGTCCTCCGCAGGTACATCATCTCGCAGAATGTCGTGCCGCGCGAGGAAGTGGCATTGGTAAAGACCTCATACGGATTCAAGCTGAAACAATATGCCCCGCGACTGTTGGACAAGGTCCCGCATAAGGCGGCAGGCATCAACGACCTCGTGCTGGGACGCGCAGTACTGCCCATGCCGGAGTTCCCCACAGAGAAGAATACGCGTCAAATCCGTGCGGCAGAGAAACTGATCCGCAGAAAACGCAGGCAATACGAGGTCCAGAACCGGCAGTTTGCCGACATGAAGCCCGACACACGACTGACCGAATACCTTGACCGCATGACCTTCGTCAACAAGGACGGTGACGTATGCGAGTTCACCCCGCTCCAGAAACACGACCTGAATCTCGTCTTGCAGAAACGGTACGCCCTGCTGAACTGGCAGCAAGGCTCGGGAAAAACCGCCGCCGTGTACCACCGTGCCAAGTACCTGCTCAAATTCCGCAAGGTACGCAATGTCGTCATACAGGCTCCCGCCATCGCCACCAACATGACATGGATCCCTTTCCTCTCGACAAACAGGGAAATGTTCCGTGTGGCAAGGAGCAATGCCGACCTGGAGGCGGTGCCGGAAGGCGTATTCCTCGTCCTCTCCACCTCCATGCTCGGCAAGCTGAAACGGGGGCTGACAAGGTTTGTCAGGCGCACCTCAAGAAAACTGTGCCTCGTCTTCGACGAGTCGGACGAGATAACCAACCCGTCGTCACAGCGTACAAGGCATATTCTCAGCCTCTTCCGCCGTCTCAGGTACAAGATACTCGACACCGGCACGACCACGCGCAACAATATCGCCGAACTTTACAGCCAGTTCGAGCTGCTTTACAACAACTCCATAAACATGATTTGCTGGAGCGGCAGGGTGTACCGCGAGAACAGGGACAAGGAGATAGAGGAAGATAACAACCCACACTACGGCGGGCCGTTCCCCGCCTTCAGGGGGCATGTGCTTTTCCGCGCCTGCCATTGTCCGGGAAAATCCACCGTGTTCGGCATTGAGAAGCAGAATCAAGACGTCTATAACAAGGAGGAACTGGCCTGCCTTATCGGTAAGACCGTCATTACACGCAAGTTCAGGGACTTTGCCGGAGAGAGATACAGGATACGGACACATACCGTCAGCCCGTCCGACGGCGAGCGTGAGGTCTACCGTGTCATCATCGAGGAGTTCTGCCGTATCTGCGAGCTGTATTACAACAGCACGGGGGACGCGAAGAAAGACGCCGGACTCCGGCTAATGCGCCAGATCAAGCTGCTCATCAAGGCCTGCTCCGTCCCACATCTGATAGAAGGCTATTCCGGCGACGGGATTCCAAGCAAGACAAGGTACATCGAGAGGCTGGTACGGAAGATACCCGGCAAGGTGGCTGTCGGCTGCACGTCCATAGCCGCATTCGACCTTTACGAGAAACGTCTCCGCGAATGTTTTCCTGACCGTCCCGTATTCGTGGTCAAGGGCGACGTGGCGTTCAAGAGACGGCAAAGCATCGTGACGGAATTCGACTCCACCATCAACGGCATACTGGTCTGCACGCAGCAGAGCCTGAGCAGTTCGGTGAACATACCCACCTGCAACGACGTGATACTTGAATCCCTGCAATGGAACATCCCGAAGATGGAGCAGTTCTACTTCCGTTTCATACGCCTTGACTCCAAAGAGCTGAAGGACGTGCATTATGTCACCTACAAGGACTCCGTGGAGCAGAACCTTATGGCGCTGGTGCTTACCAAAGAACGGCTGAACGAGTTCATCAAGACGGGCGAAGTAAAGGAACAGTCGGAAATCTTCGAGGAGTTCGACGTCACCATGTCCGTCATCGAGAGCCTGCTGGTCAGGGAGCGTGACAGCGAAGGCAGGATACACATCAGCTGGGGAAGCCAGCGCATAATGAACTGACAAGATGGAAAAACAAATGGGAAACCGCAGATTCCATTCCACAGGCAAAGGTAGCCCGCCCCTTACCGGCAGGGCAAGGTCAGGCCGCAGGCGGTTTTCGGGAAAATCATCCTCGCCGGAGGCTCCGGTATTTCCCCGAAAAAACCTGCACTGCCGGGGTGCGGACCTTTTGGGGCCTGTGGAATGAAATCCCCGGTTCCGCATCATAAACTATAATGAGGAATATCATGGACTTGAATCAGGCGGAAGTGGCAGTGACCACGCAGCATCTCATAGACATGGGGCAGGAAAAAGACAACCTGCTGCAAATGTCCGACTTCGGCGACATGGGGGAATTCCTGTGCACCTGCTCCGAGCTGTTTCCCGAAGAGGAAACGCCGGAATACAGGTACACGAGATGGGAGGAGATCCCGGACCTGCTCATCAACCGGGAATGGCTGTGCTCCAACTTCTTCGAGATAAGGGAGGCGATGGAACAGCTGGAGGAACCCGACAAGGATTGTTTCTTCGACTGGTGTGACCGTTACGGGCATGACATCAGTACGGAAGACCCTCACTTGTTGGTGGCGCACTATATCGAACTTTATGGAAATGCGACCTATACCGACGATGAGCCTTGCCCGGACAGCGGGGACGACAGCCTGCTGTACTACCCGGGCATATCAAACAATTATTTCGACACGGGCATTCCCCGCTTCGAGATATTCGATGACAATTACGATTAAAACATATACAGGATGGAAATCAACTTCAAAGGACCGGTAATGCCGGTTGACCCCTATTCGCAAATGGCGTTTGTGGAGATACTGAACATTCTCCTGACGGCAGGGCACATCGTGGATGTGAACAGGTTCCTGATAAACAGGAATACCAATCCGCAATTCGGCTCGTTGTCAGGATATTTCAGATGGTCGTTCTCCGACAACCACTTTACCCTGTGGCAACGGGTGGAATACAATTCCCCGATCTGCTTCAGCCGGCGCATATTCAGCATCCATTTCGGGATGCTGGCAAGCCGTGACAGGAAAAGAGACTCACTCGCTTTGAACTGAAAATGACGGTCATGGATACGATAACGATAGCAAACAAGGAGATCGCGCTGATGGCTTTCGACAGGCTGCGCAAGGAAGACAAGAAGGATTCCGCATTGAAACTTGCCCGGTGCATGTTGCAGAACGCAAGCATATCGCTCGGCATAGGTGATATCGACTGGGACATAGACATGGCGATACGGCAGTGCGGAGGAGTGCCAAGAACAGGATACAGATACACGGCTTATTTCCACTTCAACCGGAATACGGAAATGGGAAAGGAAATATATGACAAGATCGTGAAGGAACTGTATGGATAACGAGAGTAATAAGGAGGCGGCCGGAAGGTCGCTTCCGTCATTTATAACGGTATGTACGGGAAAAGGAATCCTGCCGTACACAGGTAACAGAAATGGATGAACAGAAAACATTGACATTGGATTTCATCAAATCCCTGATGGAACCGGCCTATACGCTGATATGGACGGACTACAATGACAACCTTGACAACCATTGCGGACTGATTCAAAAATGCCTTGACAGCAAGAGCCGCGAACATTTGTGGGAAAAGGCAGACGAGTGGTACAGCGATGCCGAATGGGAGGCTGTCCGTGAGATTATTGCGAAACTGAAAGAGGAATGTACCGTATTCCATGACTTTGACGAAGAAGAGGTGGATGACTTCTTCGATGAGCACGAAGATGAAATCCGTGACGAGATTTACAACCGCGACGATTCGGACGTGGTGAAGGAATTGATAAGGCACACGGACGACATTCCTATCCGTGTGGAGATGCTTTCCAACTATGACTGCATCAACTCCAACTGGTTTGAATCACAAGGCGGTTACAGGTACGAGGAATCCTACTTCGGGGATATGGTGGACAGCCTGAACCTCAATCCGGCAAGAGTAAAGAAAATCCTGACAGAGCATGGCTACAGGGCTTACGGGCGTTTCCCGAACCGTAAGAACCGGAACGGCAAGGAGCAGGTTTCCTACGAACAATTCTACGAGGAGCTTATCAATTCCTGCTGCGGGGCGAACCTGCTGACATACATCGGCAGGGTAAGCCTGCAAGATTTGTACGATGCCGGTTTCTCTCTGAAAGAAGTCATCATACCCAAAGGGAACTGCTGCGGACTTTTCAGTTCGACGTATGGTGGTGGAAGCCTGCTTGAAATGGAGTTGAAGAAAGATGTAAAGCTGAAACTGGAAGTGAAAGATCATCACGGTTTCCGTCTCTGTCTGGATAACGAACGGTCCAACAATGACTGTTCGGTCCGGCATGTATATGGGGTGGACGACTCCTTTTTCGGTGAGAGGATAAGCCTTGTCGCCTCATAAAATCAAGTATCCACCATTAAAACCATAAAGTCATGAAAAAGAAATATGTCATCATCCTCTCCGAAGGAAAGGAATACCTGTGCTGTCACGAAGACGGCCGCTATTATGATGTATCCTGCCCGATGCGGTCATTTACCGAGGGCGAAGAAGATTTCGAAATCATGGATTCCGGTCAGAACCGGCATGGCAATACATATCCATACCATAAAAGGAAATTGAAACTTCTCCCCGGTTTTTATCCGAACGGCTGGCTTGCCTTGAGCCTGGAAGTACCGAAGACCGGGGAAGCCTATACGGTACTGACCGTCAACCTTGAGGATTTTCCGGCTTTCGGGATTCCCGACAGGGCATTTGTTGACATCAACAACAATCCGGAAGCGATGGACTTTCTCATAAGATACAATCTTGCCGGAGATACGGGTTACAGGCGCAGGAGCGGATGGGTGGAATACCCGATGGTAAAACTGAACCTTCCCGAACTGTACCGGATATCACCGGTATCCTTCGAGGAACCGGGACAACGATCAATCATGTAACATCAACAACCAAATTATAGGAATTATGGCAAAATATGAAGTAAGGGTAAGATACGCCTTCGAGGGTACTTACACGGTAGCGGCAGGGGACCGCGAAGAAGCACAAAGAATGGTGGAGGAAGACTGCGGTCTGGTATTGGGCGGCAATATCCACACAACACGGGATGACGATGAAGTGACGGACTGGGATTTCGGCTGCCATCCCGACATGGAAATTCTCTCCATAAACCGGAAAGGCGGGAAATCCCCCATGTCACTGTTTGGAGACAGGATCGAGAAATTGCGTAAGGATATCATTGACGCGATACGGCAGTTACTCCACGACCATGCCATGAACGCGATACGGTTTCCGGAAGAGGATTATGATCCGGTCTGGGTGGTATGGTTCAACGAGAACGGAGACCCTTATGAGTGCAGGGTGACAGGACTCCGGGTAACGGCAGGCGCCCTGATTGTCATTGCCGAAGAAAAAGAAGGCGCTTATGAAGTGGAATGCCACAGCCGGTTTGATCTTGGAGCAAGGAATATCGACTGGCTTTATGAAATGTATGATATCATATGGCATCAGCTGGAAGATACCGAAGATGTAGAACCTCAAACTGAAAAATCATGAAATATCAAGCGGAAAATACCGTCTCCAGTTTCTTCTACTACATGTGGAACGCCTGGAGCGAGGAGGAATGCAAAGCCGTGTATGGCGGCATGTACCCGCATTTCTGGGAAAAATGGTGCGTGGCGACAGGCAAGGGCACATTCGGCGCGGCGGAACGGTTCTATCTGGAACTCTCGGAAGACAACCGCAGGCTTTTGGTGGAACGGGCCGTCTCGATATACGACGGACGAGGCCTCAGAAACAGGAACAGTAACCCCAAAAATCAAACAGCATGCAGGGAAACATTATCAGTCTGATCAGCTGCTCATGCGGTTGCAGTCAAACGGAAGCACGGGAGTACCTGGACTCCGAAATCCGGTATCTGCGCGAATTGCAGGAGGCAGATGATTTGAGGGAAGATGACATGGAAACGGCCTGTCTCAACCTCGGTCTTGACCTTGACTACCGGGAATATTTTATCAACCGCCTCGCAGGGGCATAAAAACTTATGGCTATGACCTATTTTCAGAACATACACTCTCTGGCGGACTTGAAGAAGGAGTACCGCCGACTGGCATTGGAGCACCACCCGGACAAGGGTGGCGACACTGCAATCATGCAACGGGTAAACACCGAGTTTGAAAGGCTCTTCGACATTTGGAAAGACAAACCGGATATTACCGCGACTTCAACCGGATATGAATATGACTATTCGGGAGCCACGGCAAAGGAATACACCGAATATGTGTATAACGAATACCGCTGGAAAGGCCGCAATTACAAGGGACAGCACGCGCCGGAAATCGTGGCACTGGTACGGGCATGGCTCAAAGAGAGCTATCCGGGATACAAGTTCTCTGTCAGACGGGAGAAGTACCACTCCATCCATATCCGGTTGATGAAAGCGGATTTCGAGGCGTTCACCAAAGAGTCCGGAAAAGTTCAAGGTGATGTCAACCACTATCATATCGCTTCAGACAAATCCTTGACGGACAGGGCAAAAGATGTAATGATGAATATCTGCGATTTCATCATGTCGTACAATTTCGACGACAGCGACCCCATGACGGACTATTTTCACACCAACTTTTACCTGACACTTGGAATCGGAAGTTACAAACAGCCGTACAAGGTGGAACCGCCCAGACTCGGCGGCAAAGACAAACCGGAGGTATTCAAGCATCCGGAAGGTCCGGCACACAAGGCAATGCGCCGGGCATTGGGCAAAGCGCGTTTCGGCTTCATCGAAAGCCGGAAGTATGCCGGGGAAATAATTCTGGGGGAAGACTGTTTCGGCTCACGGGGCGAAGTCTATTTTTGGCCGAAGGAATATTCAAGTGCAAAAATGGCCCAAAAACGCATCGACAAACTGGAGGAAGCCGGAATAAAGTGCGAACTCACCGGCTATAACGGAGGATACATCCGCCTGCTCGGGTACACCCCTGAGATGAGAGATTCCCTGGAACGGGAACGTCAGGAGTATGCCGCCGCGTATCAGGCATGGTACTCAAAACAGAATTTGAAAACAATCTGATTCAGAAATTATGGATACAAACAATTTGGACAAGTGGTGGCACGGACTTCCGGAAAATACCAGACAGGCTATAGGAGACGATGGAATATGGGAAAAACTGGATATGCCGTCCCGTTCGGCGCTACACCGGTATTCCCAGCTTAGAATTTACGGAACGGCAAAGGACAGGGATGAGGAACGCACGCTGCTCAATGAAATCGCATGTGGACTGGGCGACCTTGCCCTTGTCCGTAAAAATGGCATCGCGTTGGAGGAAATGTGCAACGGGAACGGGGAATTTTACGATGAATACCAGGATCAGTTCAATATATTATATGACAATTACGGACACATACTAGAAAATATAAGCTGGCCGGACTGGATCGGACATACAATTCCGACAAACAGGGAACTGGTCCGGTTATTGGAACATCACGGTTACAAGCGTATGGAAATCGATACCGACAGAAGAATCCCGAAAACTTTCTATGTTTTCCGTCGTGGGTTGCACATCAACGCAAGCGAGGACTTGTCTTACCACATCGTACCGCAACAGGACAGTTTCGGACTGGGGCGTTTTGCGGTATGCGCTACCAAAGACGGTGAAAGTTCCCAACTGGGAACTGACTGTGCCCGGCTCTTTTTGAGGTGCTTCCTTGCCTTCCTGAAGGGTGAAAGAAGCGGGAAAGAGATCATAGATGAAATATGCAACAACCGACAAACTGAACGATAGTATGAAAGCAAAAGTATTCAAGTACAAGTCTGACGGGAATACCGTCGTGGCTCCTTATATGGAACTGGAGCCGTATGCGGAGAATGTATATCTCTCCCTGTCGAGAAAGAACGAATATGGGAATGAGGACGATGACTGTTTCCATGTGGTCTGCCGGATTGAAAACGTTTATTTTTCCAGCGGGCAGTATTCACGCCGGTTCCTCAAAGGAGAAAACCGCAGGGAGGAAGCCGCCACCTATTGCAGGAACTGGATTGCGGATACGCTTCAGGGAGCGGAAAGAGGAGCCTTCGTCAGGTTGATCTCCGTCCGCGTGTTCGAGGCTCTCGGACTTGACACCGCACCCCTGATGCAAGCCCGTGAGGCATACAAAAAGAAGCAGGAACAGAAACGCAGGGAGCGGGAGGAGAAAGAGGTGGAAAAGCGCAGAGCGCGGGAAGAGCAACATCAGCGGCTGCTCGATGAACAGAAACAGAAATTCCTGGACGGGGAACGGATCACGGGAGGAACATTCCTTGAAATCACCGGAAGGGACGGTTTTGACATCCATATCAGGACCAAAGGGACACTCTACAGGCATGTGAGGGGCATAAATAAGGACGGAACCATCAGCTACCGGAAAATCAAAGGCCACCGGACTCCGGACTTTACCGGATGTCATAAGGCCGTGGACGATTATCATGCATTTATAACAGCAAGAGAGGGCAAATAATAAAACCTGGCGGTAACGGCCTGCTCCATGCGGCTGTTACCGCTGCCATCTTCCGGCCTCACAACTCACGGTTCAGCGCCATTGCCAGCGGAAACATAAACTGGTTATAGACTTTAAGCTTTTGCAGGTTCAGCGCATATCCGGCATAGGGATTGGTCAAGTCGGTATAGAAGAATACATCGGTAAATCCGGCGTGTTCCTCCACAATTTCACCATCCAACGGAATCTCCTCCACATTGAACCGCTCCAGAGGCAGTTCTTCCAGACGGGCATGCTCCGCATTGCCCAATACGTTCAGGTTGCGGTTAAACAGCACGAACCCTTTCTTCCTGTAATCCACACGCATACCATACGGACGCTCCACAAGGAAAGCATCTGCCGCTTTCTTTATATAGTTTTCCATAATCCTGAAATTAGAAATTGCAAAAATACAGCATTTGTCCGTCAATGGCGAACAAATCAGGAAGATAATCGCCATGCCCCATGCAAAGCACACTACCGTGTATTTTATTTCCCACCCTGCAAAGGTAGTCCCATGTCCGGTGTACCCGGCCAAGGTCAGGCCCCTGCGGGGTTGGCTGAAAGAAAATCATCCTCGCTTCGCTGCGGTATTTTCTTTCGCCAAACCTTGCGGGTACGGCCACGGGACTGTCAGGCAGGCGAGAAATAAAAATACCGGCTCCCGGAGCCGGACGTGTTAAACAGATAAAATACAAAAGTCATGAAAATCCTGAATGAAGAACATTTCGAGAATGTAAAGCGTTATGCAGAATCCATCGGTGACACCTCGCTCCAAAAATGTCTGGAACGGTTGAAAAGCTGGGAAGAAAATCCTGACTGTCCCAGCGAAATCTCACTCTACTATGACCATGCCCCGTACTCGTTCGGCTTCACCCAACGCTATCCCGATGGAAGGACAGGCATCGTGGGCGGCCTGCTCTATCACGGAATACCGGACCGTTCTTTCGCCGTGACACTACAGCCGTTCCATGGATGGCAGATACACACCTGATGAGAGACAAACGACAGTATTAACTTTATAAAATTCAATTCAATATGGAAACGACATTGGCAGTAATGGAAAGACAACAGCAGTTTGACTTCCAGAAAAACGGAATTGAAGTGATGAACTTCGAGACACTTCAACGCACCTATAAAGAGAATGACATCTACAACAATCCGGTGCAGGGCATCTACCATTACCAGGTCATCCGGCGCATGATGGACATCTGCGAGAAATACAATCTCGATTATGAGGTGGAAGAAATCTTCGCTGCCCAGAACAGGAACAAGACACAGCCGGGAGTGAGCATCCTCCCGCAGGTTGAACAGACACATGGCGAAAAAGCCGTGGAAGCCCATATCCTGCGCCGTATTTTCGCTACCATCCGGATCAAGGATTGGGAGACGGACGAACTGACCACGACATTGGTCATCGCCTACCACCAGGACGGCATACAGGCAGCCATAGGCCCCTGCGTGCTAATCTGTCATAACCAGTGTATCCTTTCACCCGAGCGAAGCGTCTGCAATTACGGCAAGAAGAAAGTCTCGACGGAAGAGGTGTTCGAAACCGTGGATGGTTGGCTGGCCAATTTCGAGGTGAACATGAACGAGGACATCGAACGCATACAACGGTTGAAACGCCGGATTATATCTATGGAGGAAATCTATATGTACATAGGTCTGCTGACCGCGTTGCGTGTCTCCCACGACAGTTCGGACAGGGACCTCTCATCCTCCGTGGAAACCTATCCACTGAACCAGGGACAGATTTCCATCTTCACGGAAGAAGTGCTTAAACTGGCCATGAGCAAAGGACAGATTACCGCTTGGGAATTATACAATATAGCCACAGAGATATACAAGCCCGGAAAGACAGACTTCCCGGCCCTTATTCCACAGAACGGAGCCATGGCGGAACTCCTGCTTTCCCGTCTGCCGGAAGAGCTGGAAGTACAGGATGCCGTTCAGGTAAACTGACATGCAAGCTTCTCAAACCAAAGAAATAAGGGAGAACCTGACAGTGATAACAACTGAAAGGTTCTCCCTTTTTCATTTACTCCTCAAAAAGCAGCATGAATTCCACCTTCCTTCTCCGTTCAATGCTCGGAACCACTTTCCCTTTATAGCACCTGAAAGAGACATATTCCTTGTAAATATTACGGTCGCCCGACTCCAGTTTCTTCAACAGCCGGCTCTTCGGTCTTTTCCCATATCCTTTTAATCTGTAGGGTCCCACATTATATGAAAGGACTGCTGCCAACAAAGAATCACGTCCCAGATAACTGAACATGCGGCACAACTTACGAAGGTCCGCTCTCAGAATGGAATCGCCTTGTGCTTTTGTAATACCGTTGGTAAACCTCTCCCCGAGAAGAACTTTGTGACCCCACCCGACATAAGGCCAATGCTTTTTCTCTCCATGCCAACCCTCGAATCGCTTGACACACTCGACCGCAAGACTGAACTTGTCCGGACTTACCTTTACCGGATTCTCCGCCCTTGAAGGCATACCTGAAAAAAAGACCGCAGCGGAAAGCACCGCAAACCATATTGCTTTTAACTTCATCATAGGCAGGACCGGCTTAGTGTCTGACAATTGTGACCGGCAATTCCTTACTATCCGCAGTCACGACGGAATCCTCGTCCTCCGTCTCGTTGTTGAAGTCAAAAGTCAATTGGCAAAGCTGTGCCGGTTCGCTATTGTCCTCGAAATAGATGTCTATCGTCTGCTGGTCCTCGCTTTCAGAAGTGTAGTATAGCCTGAACACCTCCCTGTCAAGGGGATAGCGGTCATTGGGCAGCAGCACCATCCCGTCATCCATACGGAGCGTACCCTTGCCGTCCGGCTGGAAATATCGGATGGTGTAGCGGGCATCGGAAAACCGTCCCTCACGTTTGAGTTCACACCGTATTTCCACCGTCTCACCTTTCACAACACGTGTGGGGACAGGCAGGGTCTCCACCTTGAACGGATAGGACTGCTGTACATCCACTTCATCATTGCAGGCGGACAACAGACAAGCCACCAGACCCAGGAACAGGATTGCCGTCATTCCGACCAATCCTCTTTTTTTATTCAATGCATTCATATTCAATCAGATTTTAATACGTTATACTTAATTCTATTTTTACAGAAACTTGTTTTGCAGGTATTCGTTCAGATCCTTGTATCCTTTGTACAAAGAGGAACAGTCCACTATTTTATCCGCATAGCGTTTGCGGAGAGCCTCCAGCGTGCGCCGTCCGGCTTCGTCCCGGTCCAGGTAACAGTTGACTCTCTCATACCTGTCAAGAACGGGGAACGAGCGTTCCAGCAATGCCACCGAGTTCAGTACGAGATAGTCGTCGCCACATCCCAATTCGAGTTGCATCCACGAGAGGCAGTCGATAAACCCCTCGAAGAGATTGCAAGTATCCGAACCGTTGTCCATCAGCGAAATGTCTTTCGGGGAGAGACTGGCCTTAAAAAAGCGGTTGCGCACCTCGTATCCACCGCTGACATTCCTGAAACCGATGGCGAAATACCGCTTCCCGTGCAAGGTATACCCGATCTCCTTGCAGTTCGGCATAGCCACATTACCGCTAATGCCACGTTCCGCCAGATAACGGAGCAGGACTCTGTTGCGCAGCGGTCCGGACTGTACCTTCGTGAAACTTTCCTGCCTATGGGAATCCTCCCTGTCATTTTCCCCGGAGCGGAAAACGGTCTTGTGTTCGGGAGCAAGACCACCCCATATCTCTGTGATGAACTTGGCCTGCGCCTTGAAATCCCCGCTGCCGATAAACTCCCCGGCAAGGGTGAATATGTCGCCTCCCTGTCCGGTACCGAAGTCATGCCATATATCTTTACGGACATTCAGCTGGAACGAGGCGGTGCGCTCCTCCCGATACGGGGCCAGATACCAATATTCATCCCCCCGTCTTCTTGCCGGTTCATATCCCATCCGTGCCAGAAAAACGGCGATAGGAATGTCTCTTATCTCTTCTATAGTCAT